CAATGAGGACAACCCGACATATGGTATATGGTGAATTTTACTTGTTTGGGGATGGGTTTGGGGGTAGTATTGGAGATGGGTTTATGGGTAAAGTCTTCTTTTGTAATCATCCAGAAATTGTATATCATAGCAAAAAATATTAGTATAAGGATGATATAAATTATTAGCATTATATAATTGGGGAATATAAATAATTTATAATATAAGAAAAAAATTATTTTCTTGAGTGAGTATATAACTAGAGAAATGGCAGCTGCACAATTAGATACAATTGTAGGCGATATTCGAGCGAAATTTGTGGCGGCGGAGGAGGAGGCGGCGGCGGCGTCGGAGCTGGTGGCGGAGGCGACGCGTCTGGCGGGGATAGCGGCGCGTCTGGCGAAGGCGCTGGCGGCGCCGGCGGAGGAGGATGATAAAGGTGCGGTAGAGTTGAAAGATCAGGCGATGGAGGCGAAGAATAAAGCTACAACCGCATTAGATACCGCAACTATTGCTTTCAATAAATTTCGAGCAACGTTAGTAGGTATGGGTGAATTTGCCAAACAACTTGATTGTTCTAAAATTATGTCACCAACTTATAGTCGTACTTCTGCACAATTAAAACGAGACAATGCTTATGCGTTTAGTAATCTAGAAAACAAAATAGGAAAAGAAAACGCAGAAAAATTTAAGGCGAAACATAAGCTTACAGGTGGGACAGGAGGATTTGCGCCAGCAAATTGGCCAAAAGACGCAATCATTGAATATTATCAAACAATGGCAGGTGAATCATCCGATAAACCAGCAGATGATAATAGCAAAATTAGTGAAGTACTCCGAAAATTTATCCCTCAAACAACAGCAGACGCACCTAGCACGCTTGGTGACTCATTATGGTTATATAAGACTGTGCATGATGAGGATGGTAATGAAGATATTAAACTTATAACTGAATCTGAACGCACCCCAAAATGGGCTGAAAACTGGAGCACTAAACAATTGACTAAGTGTATTGTTTATGGGAATACAGCGCAATTATGTAAGTGTATTGAGGAAATTTCAGATGGTGAAGGTTACACAGAAGATTTCGTTAAAAGTCTATCAACGGACGAATTACAAAAACTATTTAAACTATTCGGCGTTCATCTTCAACGTGTCGATTGTGTGTTAGTACCACCTAAAGTAAAAGATTGGAAAAACAGTTTTCCTTGTAGCGGTAAAAGTCCTCAAGTAATTAATTTTATTGTTAAATGTATTGAACTATGCTCTGATCCAAGAAATTACCTGTTACTGAATACACCTGAAGATGTTGATTGCAATAAAGTAATTAAAGAGGCTGAAAAGAAAAAACGATGCGAAACCTTACGAACTAAACCACCGCGTAATGAAACCAGTTCTCCACTATGTCCCCAACAAGTATACGCACCTATGAACGCGTTCTATCAACTGGGCGGTAGTGTCAATTACGTGAACCAGAACAGCACCATCGGTAAATTTTTAATGTCTGGTGGCAGAATTACCAAACAATCTGGTGGTGTTACAGATAATGCTTGCTGTGCTAATATGTTAGAAGCAAGTCTCAATGCTGTTGTAAATCAACTAAAATCACAAGGTAAAAGAATTAGCGATAGTGATTTAAACCATCTTAAGAGTGATATAGCACTTATTGGAAAAATTGAGGCAGGTCTTCGTACTCTCATCGAGAAGAAATTAAAGATTTATTCTTATTCATTGGGAAGCAGAAACTGTCGCCCAGGTGATGAAGCAGAAGTGTTAGAACTTGCTGATATTGCTGGTGATGACAATGCTATGGGCGAAAAACTGAAAGCAGATTATGAACTATGCTCTAAACAAATTCAGGGCAGTTGCGATCAATATAACCAACTAGTATCGAGTTTTACTAATGGTTTAAATGCTCTCCAATTACAACCTGTTGGTTTTGGATTCTAATAATCATTGCTTTTTTTATTCTTATTTATTTTTGTTTTTCAATAATAAATAATGACGGGTGGTCTAGTTCAGTTAGTAGCATATGGCAAAGAAAATGTATATTTAAATGGAAAACCCCAAATAACATTTTTTAAACAAATATATAGAAGACATACAAATTTTGCTACGGAAGATGTTCCTCAGAATTTTCAAGAACAACCTAATTTTGGCAAAAAATACACTTGTAAAATATCAACAGAAGGTGATTTAGCGAACAAAATGTGTATGAAAATAACATTGCCATATATTAATCTGCCAAATGCTAAATGTAGATGGAACAAATATATTGGATTTTCAATGATCAATTATGTTGAAGTGGAAATAGGAAATAAAATTATTGACAAGCATTACGGTGAATGGATGTATATTTGGTCTTGTCTAACAACACGAAATATTAAGGACAATGGATTTAATAAATTAATTGGCAATGTTAAAGAACTAACAGAATTTTCATCTTCAAAAGAACAATATATTGTTTATGTTCCCTTGTATTTTTGGTTTTGTCGTGATTCTGGATTATCCGTGCCTCTTGTGAGTATGCAACTTGACAACATAAATATTAATATATCATTTAATCCTCTTAGTGAATGTTTATTAGTAATACCAACTTATTATATTCAGTGTAGCAATTATTTAGTGAATTTTGAAAAGTATGAAATAATAGCACAGGCAAGTAGTCTTACTGGAACAACAAATTATGGAATATATTATGATTATGACATTATAACACAAAAATTATATTACACGCCAATATCACAAAATAAGTTAGACGCATCAGCACCAATATATAATATCACAAATGGTTATTACGTTTCGCCTCAGGTGTCAGCAACATCATTTGTTATTTATAATAATACAACTTATAAGAATATTAATATGATTGATTGTGTAATATTAGTAAATTACATATATATTGACATTGATGAGAGAAAGAAATTTTTGAGTGCGAAAATGGATTATTTAATAGAACAATTGTATTACACACCACAAATAACAATCCAAGGAACACATCCCAAAATTCAATTAACAATCGACCAACCATGTAAATTAACAGTCTGGTTAGTTCAACTTGATAATATGATTTACGCAAATGAAATTTATAATTATACTTCTTTTTATGATAATAATACTCAAGAAAGTTTATTAACACAAACATTGATAAAATTAAATTCACAAGATAGAATATCCCAAAGAACAAGTGTTTATTATGAATATATACAACCAATACAGCATACAAATAATGTTCTACCAAGAGGATGTTTTATGTATTCTTATTCTTTGTTTCCTTGTGAAAGCAATCCTTCTGGAACAACAAATATGACAGAAATAGATTTAATAGAATTAGGCATAAAAGCGAATAATATTATTAGCAAATCAAATACAGCATCATTTAGGTCTTATTCATTGTGCTATAATGTGTGGCGCGTGTCTTCTGGTGTTAGTGCCACAATATTTATTAATTAAAATATATAAGTATATAATAAATGCTGGATAATTTGTTTAAACATTTAGGATTCAAAAAATATTTTTGGTTAGCATTATTTGGTGTTGCGTTGTTATTTGCTTATTTTGTTTTTTCTTGTGCCACAAGTGTTTATACTTTGAATAAATTTAAAGATGATAATACAACTATTTATAATATGAATATGGCAAATGCTGTTATTGCTGGTTTGTTTAGTGTGGGATTATTATTAGGTTTGGGACGTGTTATTGGGTTATCATATTTTAATTAAATCTTTTTCAATAATAGATTTTTTTATTAGTGCCTTATAAAAAACAAAAATAATAAATAACAATAATAAAATATGGCAGGAGGATTAATAAATTTAGCATCTTATGCCGTTAAAGATATATTTCTAACTGGCAATCCACAAATATCATTTTATAAGTCAGTTTATAGAAGATATACACATTTTGCTATGGAGTCAATTATTCTTAATTTTGACAAAGCAGTAAAATTTGGTGAATATACACAAATAGTTGTTCCTAAAAATGGAGACTTGATACATAAATCATATTTACATATTACTTTGCCACAAATAAATATAACAAAAAAAGATGTTGGAATTAATACTAGTTATTTTACTTTATTAGAAAATAAACTTGATACATACAATGAGATTTGTAATGTATATATGCAAGTCAATACAAATATATATAAAATAATATATGCTGATACAAATGCGATAAATGTATCTTGGGCAAATATGAAAACAAATATTACGAATTATTATAATGGAACATTAATAATCCCTCCTACACTAACACCAACGCCAACAACTATGATACCATATCCTGGCACAAATAGAACTGGAACATTTAGTATAAGTTCAATTATAACATATTTTCGCAATATTATCACAGATTATGATGATGTTGATTTGTATTATATTTTCACAAATTTTGATACTAATATTTACCCACAAATGATTATTGATTTAACCGCACAATATCCATCTATGTCAGCAATTGATAAAGATATTATAATAAAAAAATATTTTCTTGATTATGTAGCATCAAATGGTATCAAAGATTGTATAAAATTACAAGATGAATATTATGAGAAATATCTAACTACGGAAAAAGAAAATAAAATAATTACTGACACAAATATAAAATGTGCGTGGGTTAAAAATTTGGGTCATTCGATAATAGATTATATTGATATTTATATTGGAGGGCAAAAAATAGATAGTCACTTAGGTATTTGGATTAATATTTGGTATCAACTAACTTACAAGGAAGCACAGATTGAGTCTTATAATAAATTAATAGGTAATGTTAGTTATTTGACAGACTTTAATAATAACACTAAACCAGTTTATGACATTTATGTGCCAATGTCATTTTGGTTTAATAAATTTAATGGATTGAGTTTTCCATTGATAGCATCACAATATAATGATTTAAGAATTGATGTTAAATTAAGAAAATTTGAAGATGTATTTTATATAGAAAGAATTTATAATACAACAATAAATAATAATGAGTATAATTTGACTGCTGAAATGATAGGATTTATAAAAAAGAATATGCCAAATTTTACACTAACAAATACACAAATAATTAATAATATTAATTTGACAAATCTTTGGAATTCATCAGGATATATGCTTTATGGGGATATATGGATGGATTATATATTTTTAGACAGTTTAGAAAGAAAAAGATTTGCGCAATCTGGACACGAATATTTGGTAGAAATA